CATCGTGCGGGCCGCTTTGCATTTCTAGGAGACCGATATGGGTCAGAAAGTCGCCGGCACCGTCTACATCAAGGCGGACGGCTTTGCATTCGATGTGCAGGGTGCATTCGAGGCGCCGCTGATGAAGTACAAGCGCGAGAGCATCCGACCGGGAATGATCAAGGAGGAGGATCTGGTGCCTTACATCAAGGCGGATCTCACCTTCACCAAGAATTTTCCGATCAAGAAGCTGCAGACGGCCATCAACATGGTGGTCACGGCAGAAACGAAGGGCGGCCAGACCTACGTGCTGCAGGGTGGCTACGTGGTGGGCGAGCCGGCCGTGGCGGGTGACGACGGCAAGGTGTCCATCGAGTTCAACGGTGATGACGGTAACTGGCAATGAAATTCCCGCTCGCAAAACCTATCCAGGCGCACGGTGACGAAGTTGCCGAGCTGACCCTGCGCGAACCCAACGGCGAGGATGTTGAGGCCTGCAAGGGCCTGCCGTACTACATCGGCGATAACGAGGCCATTGTGATCAACGCGGCGGTGGCGATGAAATACGTATCCCGCTGCGCCGAGATCCCGATGGGTTCGGTGCGCCAGATCGCCCTTGGTGACCTCAATAACCTGTTTTGGTGGATCACCGGTTTTTTCTTGAATCAGGGTGCCAAGAGGCCGAGCTGATCATCAACCTGGTGTATGACCTCGCGGACTTCTGGCACACGGATCCCGAGGTCATGCTGCAGCGGCCCATCTCCCGATTGATGAAGTATTGGCACCACGCCGACCGCATCAACCGGGCCAGAACACCGGAATCCTGATATGGCTGACAAGTTTCAACTAAAGGCGCTGATCACGGGTGTGGATCAGCTGTCGCCGGCGCTTGCAGGCATCCGCAAGAACATCGCCGGCTTCCGGAAGGGGCTGAAATCGGACGGGCTGGGTAATCTGTCGTTCGGTGATGTGCTGACCGGTGGCGCGCTGGCGGCGCCGGTCATCGCGGCCACCAAGGCGGCGATTGACTTCGAGAGCGCCATGGCGGACGTGCGCAAGGTGGTCGATTTCGACACGCCCGAGCAGTTCAAGGCCATGGGGCAGGACATCATGGACATGTCCAAGCGCTTGCCGATGGCGGCCAAGGACATCGCTGCGATCGTCGCCGCCGGCGGGCAGGCTGGTTTCGATAAGGCGGAATTGCCAAAGTTCGCCGAGGACGCGGTCAAGATGGGGGTGGCGTTCGATCAGACCGCTGAGCAGGCCGGCGAGATGATGGCCACCTGGCGCACGTCGTTCAAGATGGGGCAGGACGAAGTGGTGAAGCTCGCCGACCAGATCAACTATCTCGGCAACAATGGACCGGCCAAGGCTGCCAAGATCTCCGAGATCGTGACGCGCATCGGGCCGCTGGGCGAGGTGGCGGGCTTCGCTGCCAACCAGATCGCTGCCATGGGCGCGACGCTCGCAGGCATGGGGGTTCAGGAGGAGATCGCGGCCACCGGCATGAAGAACATGATGCTGACGCTGACCTCCGGCGCGTCGGCCACCAAAGAGCAGCAGCAGACCTTCAAGGCACTGCGGCTTGATGCCAAGCAGCTGGCGGTGGACATGCAGAAGGATGCGCAGGGCACGATGCTGCGCGTGCTGACTGCGATCGGCAAGGTCGACAAGACCAAGCAGGCATCAGTGCTCGATGGGTTGTTTGGCAAGGAATCCATCGGGGCGATCGCGCCGCTGCTCACAAACATGGATCTGCTGAAAAAGAACTTCGAGCGTGTCGGGGATGCATCGCAGTATGCGGGCTCGATGCAAAAGGAGTACGAGTCGCGTGCCGCCACCACGGCGAACAACATGCAGCTCATGCAAAACCGTGTCACGGCGCTGGCGATCTCGGTGGGCAACATCCTGTTGCCGCCGCTCAATCAGTTCCTTGCGTTCGTCGGGCCGCTGGTCGATGGGATGTCGTCTTTCGCCAGCGCCAACCCGGCAGTGATTCAGGGTGTGCTCGGCGCGGCGGCAGGCCTGACGGTGCTCAAGCTCGCAGCGGTTGCAGCAGCTGGCGGCATCAAGCTGCTGATGGGGATCACGAGCCTGTCGCCGATCGGCCTGGCGGTGCGCGGCATCGCCATCGTGGCGGGGCTGCTGATCGCCAATTGGTCCACGGTCGGGCCGTTCTTTGCCGGTCTGTGGGAGAGCATCCAAGGCTACGCCGCAACGGCGTGGGGCTGGATTCGCGGTGCGCTGAATTTCACGCCGCTGGGGCCGATTCTGGCCAATTGGGAGCGCATCACTGAGTTCTTTGGTGCGCTGTGGGATGCGGTGGTCGCGGTGACCGGGCTGGCGTGGGATTGGATCAAGGATGCGTTTTTCAGCTTCCATCCTCTGGGCATCATCATCGCCAACTGGGAGCCCATCGTCGCGTGGTTCAGTGGCTTGTGGGATCGCGTCAAGCCGTTCATCGAACCGTTAATGAGTGCCGGATCGTGGATCGGGCAAAAGGTCGGCGCGTTCTTTGGCGGTGGCGGCGGGGGAGGCGATGGCGGTGCCGCCGGCACGATCCGCTTCCGGACCGATGCGGTGCGCAACTGGACGGCATCCCTGCCGTCGCAGACAGCGCAGACCCAGCAAGTGCGCGGCGATATTGCCGTGCGCTTCGAGAACGCGCCGCCAGGCGTGCGGGTGGATGCAGGTGACACCAATCAGTCCGGCCTCAAGATGACGCCAAGCGTTGGCTATCGCTCGCTGTCTGCGGCGTCGTAATCAGGAGAAAGCAATGGCAAGCTGGCGCGACAAGTTGCGCCCGGCCTCCTTTCGTGGCGTGCCATTCGAGGTCAATGGGGACAAGGTTCCTATCGGCCGCAGGGTGGTGACGCACGAATATCCGGGAAAGAACGTGCCCTATGTCGAGGACGTGGGCCGCGTCACGCGCGAATGCAAGATCACGGCGTTCGTGATCGGCGCGGACTACATGGACAAGCGCGACAAGCTGCTCACGGCCGTGGAAACCGAGGGTGAGGGCGAGCTGGTGCATCCGTGGCTCGGAACACTCAAGGTCAAGGCCGGTGTCGGGGAAATGTCCCATTCGTGGGACGAGGGCGGCATGGCGCGCTTCGATCTGACCTTTACCGAGTCGGGCGAGCTGCTCAATCCGACAGCCAAGGTCAACACCGGTAAGGCGGCATCTGCCGCCGGCGCGGCGCTCGCAGAGGGTGGACTTACCCGCTTCGAGCAGGCCATGGGTGCGGTGAAGACCGCGCAGGTAAATGTCGCGCAGCTGCAAAAGATTGCCGCTGGCTCGTTCGACGCCCTGCAGCAGTACGCGGCGCCGCTGGCCTCGGCAATCGGGACGGCGCAGAACTTCGCGAGCCTGGTGCTCAACGCGCCAAGCGAGCTGACCGGAATGATCCGGGGGGTGATGGCCAGTCTGCCCGGTGCCTTCCATGCGTTCGATGGCTTCGGTGGCGGGCTGGGCAGCCTGTTCGGCAAGACCTCCGCCGTGTCGTCACTGGCGGCCATCGTGCCGCCGCAGGGTGAGGCGGCAGCGGCCGTCCACGATGCCACGATGAAGCTCACGCAGGATCTGCTGATCGCTGACACCGTCAAGGAAGTGGGTGAGATTCCGGTGGCCACTGCGCCCATGCCGGTGCCAACCGCGCCTACGGTCGATGTGCAGGTGATGCAGCCCATCGTGCGACCGGAGATCCCGGTGGCTGACGATGTGTTGGACGTGCGGGAGGAGGTCACCGAGGCGATCTGGAATCAGGCGCAGACGGCGCCGCAGTGGCATTACCAGCTGCTGACGGATGCGCGGATTCAGGTGTCGCGCCACCTGGCGGCCGTTGCGCGGCCAGCGGCGCGGCTCACAACCGTTACACCTGGTCAGCCGGTGCCGGCGCTGGTGCTCGCTTATGCGCGCTTTGGCGACGCGACGCGGGCCAACGAGATCGTGGTGCGTAATCGTGCGTCGCATCCCGGCTTTCTGCCGGCGACGCCTCTGCAGGTGGAAATGAAATGAGGGAGGAAAGCGAGGTAACACTGACCGTCAACGGAATGGACTACGGCGGCTGGAAAGAGGTGCGGATCGGTGCCGGCATCGAGCGCCAGGCGCGGGATTTTTCCGTTGGCATCACATGGAAGTGGCCGGGTGGTGGCGAGCGGCCGCGCATGATCCGGTGGGGTGATCGTTGCGAGGTACGCATCGGCGGCGAGCTGGTGCTGACCGGCTGGGTGGATGCGACACCTGTGCGGTGGGACAGCCGGGAGATCTCCACATCGGTGACCGGCCGATCGCTGACGGGCGATCTGGTGGACTGCGGTGCCGACAACTCGCCCGGCCAGTGGCGCAATCAGAGCGTGCCGCGCATCGTGCAGGCGCTCGCACAACCCTACGGCATCACGGTGCGCAGCGAGCCGCAGGACAACACGGCGCTTGCCGACCACACGATCCAGCCAGGTGAAACGGCGTTCCAGTCCATTGACCGGCTGCTGCGCCTGTCGCGGCTTCTGTCCACTGATGACGCGCAGGGGCGGCTCGTGATCGTGCGGCCGGGTAGCGCTGGCCGGGCTGTCGATCGCCTTGAGCGTGGCGTCAACCTGCTCAGTGGTGATGCGCCGCTGGACTTCTCGAATGTGTTTTCCGAGTACGTCAGCAAGGGGCAGCGGGCGGGGTCGGACGAGGTCTATGGGTTGGAGGCGAGTGAGGTGGAGGCGCGCGCCACGGATGCCAGGATCCCTCGCAAGCGTGTGCTGGTGCTGCACGAGCGCGGTCAGATGACGCCGGAACTGGCGCGCCAGCGGGTGGCATGGGAGCGCGAGAACCGCATCAGCAAGGCGCTGCAGACAACCTATGAGGTGCAGGGGTGGCGGCAATCCAACGGCGCACTGTGGCGGCACAACCAGATTGTGCGCGTCGTGGATCCGCTGGTCGGCTTCGATCGGGATCTGCTGATCACTGAGATCGAGTACAGCCTGAGCAATCAGGGCGGCACCAAAGCCAAGCTTACCGTGGCGCCGCCCGATGGCTTCGAGGCCGAGCCGCCGGATCCGACTAAACGCCGCAAACGGGACAAGACCGGCAAGGGTAAGGATGACTTTGAGTACCTGCTGCCGGCTGATTGGGAAAAACAGAAATGAATCAATCCGTGACTGGAATGCTCGCGCGCGGTGTGGTGGTGCTGGCCAATGCCGGCCGCAAGCTGCAGGCGCTGCAGCTGCGCCTGACCGCGCGCGAGGCCAAGGACAGCGTGGAGCACTTCGAGCCCTACGGCTTCACCAGCTGCCCGAAGGATGGCGCCGAGGCGCTGGTGGCGTTTCTGGGTGGTGATCGCTCGCACGGCGTGGCCTTCATGGTGACCGATCGCCGCGTGCGGCTGCAGGGCCTGCAGCCTGGCGAGGTGGCGATCTTTACCGGGGAGGGGCAGGCGCTTGTGCTCAAAAACGGAAAGATTGCCGAGCTGACCACGGGCACCTTCCGCGTCAACGCCGAGACGGCCATCGAGCTGAATGCACCAAAGGTGACGGCGCAGAAGGACATCGAGGCGGGCGGCAAAGTCAAGGCGGCATCAGACATGGAGATCGCTGGCAAGCCAGTGCTGCACCACAGGCATCCAGAAACTGGCGTGATCACCGGGGAGATGCAGCCATGAGGGCGACCGCGCAGCAGGCGCTGCTTTATCGCGCGGTCGAGATCAGCCTTTTCACCTGGCGGCGCGCGGAGCCTGACGACAAGCTCGATGATGATCAGCGCATGGGCTGGTGGGGTGACAGCTTCCCGGCCGTGGCCGGCGACAGGATCGGATCGCGCCTCTGGCTGCTGCGTCGCAAGACGGTGGTGCCAGAGGTGCTGCGCGCGGCCGAGGCGTATGCCCGCGAAGCCCTGCAGTGGATGATCGACGACGAGCTGGTGCGCACGATAGACGTGCTAGTAACCACGCCTGATCGCACGCGCGTCAACCTGGTGGTGACGCTATCCGACGACGGCGGGCCGCTGCCGCCGTTCAACTTCGACGACATTTGGCAGGTGCAGCATGGCGTTTAGTACTCCAACACTTCCGCAGCTTGTTCAGCGGGCCGATGCGGACCTCACGGCGAAGTCGGTCGATTCGCTCCGCAGATCCGACCAGGTCGTGATTGCTCGCGTGCATGGCGGCGCCACGTCCGGCCTGCATGGTCACATCAAATGGGCGGCGGACCAGATCCTGCCGGATACCTGTGACGAGGACATGCTGCTGCGCATCGCCAAGCTGCGGCTGAAAACGCCACGCGGCGAGGTCGGTGCCTCCACTGGACCTCTGGTCCTGAAAGGGCAGCCATCGGCCGTGATCGATGCCGGCACGATCGTGCAGGTGGTGGCGGATGGGCGCCGCTATGCGGTGGCCGCGCCCGTCGAGTTCGTCGGCACGCAGGCCACCGTCACCTTGACGGCGGTGGATCCCGGCCGGGCTGGCGATGTCGTCGAGGGTACGGCGATGGAGCTGGTGTCGCCGGTGCTTGGCGTCGAACCCGCTGGCGTGGTGGGCGCGGGCGGCATTGTCGGTGGCGTCGATCAGGAAACGATCGAGTCGCTGCGATCGCGCGTGATCCGCTCTTATCGGATCGTGCCGCAGGGTGGCGCTGCCAATGACTACGTGACGTGGGCGCTCGATGCTGGCCTTGGCATCACGCGTGCCTGGTGCATCCGCAACTACATGGGGCCGGGCACCGTGGGGCTGTTCGTGGTTCGCGACAACGATGCCAACCCGATCCCGGCGCAGGTGGTGCTCGACCAGGTCAAGGCGAGCATCGAGGCGACGCGGCCGGTGACGGCCGAGCTGTATGTGCTGGCGCCGGTGGCCAAGGCGATCGCGTTCCAGATCAAGGCGATTCCCGACACCACGCAGATCCGCGCGGCGCTTGAGCAGTCGCTGCGCGATCTGCTCAAGCGTGAGGGCGATCTCGGCGTCACGGTGATCCGATCGCATATGACCGAGGCGATCAGCCAGTCGCCGGGCGAGAACGATCACAAGCTGACGGCGCCGGCGGACAACGTGGTGCTGGCGGTCAATGAAATCCCAACGTTCGGAGGCATCGCATGGCTGCCGTAAGGACCGAATCGGACTACCTGCAGCAGCTCGTCGCGCTGCTGCCGTCGGGGCCGGCGTGGGAGATCGAGCAGGCGGCGGCGATCCATGCGCTGCTCGCAGGCCTCGCGCCGGAGTTTGCGCGCGTGGATGCGCGGGCCAGCGACATGATCGACGAGGCGGATCCGGTCACCGTGCGTGAGCTGGTGCCGGATTGGGAGCGCGTCATGGCGCTGCCAGATCCATGCATGGGCGCAACGCCGTCGTTTGAGGAGCGACGCAAGGCGGTCCGGGCCCGGCATGTCGCAATCGGTGGTCAAAGCATCCCTTACTTCCTGTCGATCGCATGGCAGCAGGGCTATCGCAGCGCCTCGATCACTGAGCATCGGGCGCCGCGCTTCGGCCGGGCGCGCTTCGGTCGGTCGCGCTTCGGGACGTGGGGGCAGCAGTTTTTCTGGACGGTGAATCTCGGGCGGCGCATTGAGGGCGGGCGGCGCTGGGGTGTCACGCAATGGGGTGAGCGGTTCGGCATGAACCAAAACGAGGGCATTGAGTGTCTGTTGAAGCGCTACGCGCCGGCGCACACCATTGTCCTGTTCAACTACGAGGGGTGAGGATGGATTTTCCGAAAAGTGTGGCGGGTATCGGGCTCGTCGACGGCAAGTTTGTGGACGAGGATCCGGTCACTGGCCGGGTCGGCTCGCTGATTCCCGCAAGCTGGGGCAACTCGGTCACGCAGGAGGTGCTCTCGGCGCTGACGGCGGCTGGCATCGTGGCAGACGAAACCAAGACCGACCAGCTGCGCGACGCGATCCTGCGCCTGGCCGGCACGGCCATGACAAGCGTGGACACGGCTGGTGTGACGAACGTGGTGGCGGCCAACTCTGGGCTGGTGCTGGTCAATGCGGCGGCGGGCAACATCGTGATCAACCTGCCGGCGGCCAACGCGATGAAAGGCCTGCGGTTCAACTTCGTGCGCATCGACAGTGCGCCGGCCAACTCGGTCACGATCAACCGCATCAGCACGGACACGATCGACGGCGCAGTGCAGACATCATTCAAGCTCGTGGGCCAGTACGACCGTCGCGCGATCCGCGGTAACGGTGCTGGTACGTTGTACACCGAATCGGCCGCTGTCATCTCCGGCGCGGGGGCTTACCAGAATGCGGCGCAGAGCGTGGCCGGCATGGTCTTCACCAAGATCAATCTCCAGGCCAAGCAATTCGATGCGTGTCTGGAGTTTGATGCGACAACCAGTCGATTCACAGCAAAACAAACGGGCCTGTACCAGGTCAATGCCGGGATGTGCGTGGCGTCTCCGCAGGTCGGTTCAGGCTATTTTTCGGCGATCTTCAAGAATGGCGTGCAAGTGGTGCGCGGCGCCAATGTCACCGGTTTCGCCGCTTCAGTAAAGGGTCAGGCCGTTGCCTGCGGCGTGCTGTCCCTTCAGGCTGGTGACTACGTCGAGATGTACGGTTACGGGGATAACGGATTCAACTGCGTTGCGCAGGATACCGTAATGTCCGTCGGTCGCATTCAATAAAGGAAGCCCGCCATGAACCTGAGTGATTGCATTCTTTTTCTGTATCCCGATGCGCGGCCGGGCGTCGATTTCATGCTGATCGATCGGCAGGACGGCAAGGGGCCGAAGATCGCGGGCTGGGCCTATCAGGCAGCGCCAGAGCCGTCCATGGTGGGGCTGCAAGCGGTGGCCGATGAGGCAGCGCGCCATGCCTTGGCGCGTGATGTGCGCGCCGAGCGCGATCAGCGTGTGGCGGTGGATGACTGGCTGGTGCAGCGGCATCGCGACCAGGTAGATGCAGGAACGCCGACAGTGCAGACGGCGGCGCAATACAGCGCGCTTCTGGTCTACCGGCAGGCGCTACGCGACGTTCCCCAGCAGGCCGGATTTCCGTCAGATGTGGACTGGCCGGCGCGTCCGTTCTAATTCCTATCAATGCAACGTCCAGCCCGCCGCGTGCGGGCTTTTTTTATGTCCGGGGAAATCATGTCTGAGCCGATCAGCGGAGGGGCCGCCATGGGGGCGGCGGGGGCAGCCGCGTTTAAGGCGGTGGGTGGGCCTGCAGCGGTTGCGGCGGGAGCGAGTGGGCTGGCGGCGGTTGTCGTTATGCTCCTGATGCGTCCGCGAACGCGCGGCGAGTGGGCGGTGGCGCTGATCACCACGCTGGTATCGAGCGTGGCCGGTGGTGCGGCTGTCGTGCAGCACTTCGGTCTGCAGTCGTGGACGCACGACTACATCGGACTAGTGGCGCTGTTTGGGCTGGTGTTTTCCTGTGGTCTGCCTGGCTGGGCCGTAGTGCGTTGGCTGTTCAACTTCATTGAGCGCCGACGCGACAGCGATATTGCCGAGGTAGTGGCCGAGGTGAGGAAGGGGCTTGCATCGTGACGCTCTCCGAAATCATTCGCGCCGCAATCACCCCCGCGTTGCAACTGCTGCCTGGCGGCATGGACACGCCGCAGGCTCGCGTGATGCTGTTGGGCATCGGCCTACAGGAGTCCGGATTCGAGCACCGGCGGCAGATGGGCAATGGACCGGCGCGCAGTTTCTGGCAGTTTGAGCCAGGCACCCGCGCCTCCCGTGGTGGCGTGTGGGGCGTCTATCTGCACGACGCCAGCCGCTTCTGGCTGGAAAGGCTGTGTGCGGCGCGCAATGTCCAGTTCCTTCCTGATGTTATCTATCACGCGATCGAGAACGATGATGTTCTGGCAGCCAGCGTGGCCAGGCTGATGCTCTTCACGGACCCGCGCCGCTTGCCGGACCTCGACGACGTGGTCGGCTCGTGGGATCTCTATGCACGCGTGTGGCGGCCGGGTAAGCCTCGGCCGAAAGAGTGGGCCGGAAACCATGCCAAAGCGCTGCAGGAGCTGCAGAAATGAACCTGCTCGTCCCACGTGTATTGCTGCTGGTACTGCTGGCGATGGCATTGGCCTATGGCGGCGGCCGGTGGCAACAGTCGCGCGCCGATGCCGAGCGCTACGACGCGCAGGCGACGCGTTTGGCGCTCGACCAGGCGCGCGTCCAGCTCAAGGCGGTCGACGACGCAAGGATTGAGGAGCAACGCCGCACAGCGGCACAAACCAAGGCAACCAATGAAGCCATCCAACAGGCTGAACGTGTGCGGGCTGATGCTCGCGCTGCTGACACTGCTCGTCGCGAGCTGCTCGCCCGTGCCACTGCCCTTGCAAATGCCGGTCGCCGGCCCAGCGATTCCGGCGCTCTCGGCAGCCGCGCGCCAGCCGGAGATCCCCTCGGAGTGCTTGCCGACGTGCTCGGCCGGGCTGACCAGAGCGCGGGAGTCTTGGCTCAATATGCTGACGCCGCCCGCGTCGCGGGCCTCGCCTGCGAGCGCAGCTATGACGCGCTGACCAAAGGTCAGGCGCGGGATCGGCAGTAAAGGTGAGGCGACAGTTCGGGCTGCTGGAGCACTCCGAACTGTCACCTAACTGCCGTGCATGTTCTAGCCATTGCGCCGTACAAATAATGCCGGCCCGACGAGGCCGGCATTAGTGCACTGTGAATGTAGGCCTCATCAGACCGAACTCTGGATAGACCACGTCGTCTGGCCCGATCCAAGCGGTGTAGACATCGCTGCTGGTTGAATCATCCCGCATAAGTAATGACGCAGGGAAACGGTGGTTTTCGTAATCAAAGGGGACTCGATGGTCAGCCATGAAGAGAACTTGGCGCAAGTCTGCCGATTCGCTCGGTGTCACGTCGAGCAGTGTGCCATCGGGGCGCTTCCAGACGGCGTGGTGGATAGCTTGATAGTGGCCATCGTGTCTTTTCCACAGGGCCCATCCAAAAACGGCCTCCCCACCGCTCTTGGCAACCTTGTCGCGCACATTGAACCAGCAGTGCAGAACTTGAGCTTCCGGCGCGGGTTCAATGGGGACATATGCTGGAAGGGTGCTTTGATAGGTGGCTTCGGGCACCGCTCTGTTCTGACGGATCTCTGGATCTTCTCTCAGGGTGGCAGCAAGCAATTGAGCGCGTTCGTCATCGATCGCTGGCACAGTAAACGTAACCTTCCTTGGTTGTGGTGTCGTCATACGCTGTTCCAAAAAGTGAGCTACTGGCCGTGCATTTGCGCACGGCGAAGCTGGGCCACCAGAGTGGTGCGCCCCCGTGTTGTCCAAAAAAAGCCCGCGAACTTTAGTTGCGCGGGCTGGGTACAAGGAATCGTGGGGTCAGATCACGATGCGATTAAATTTTGCATGTCAAAGTGCTCGATTGTCACCCTGCCGCAGTGGGGTAAAGATTCGCTCATGGCTGTACCGACCAGCAGCATTGGATGCGAAAGCTAGACCGCTGGCGCATCCTGATAGATTCGATGAAGCTCCTTCCAAAGCGAATTAAGAAGTAGCTGTTGCGCAATTGCGAGATATTGATGGTCATCCCCAGACAGGCGGGCAACCTTGGCATGTACGAGTTTGCCTCGAACCTTTAGCACCGCACGGTATTGATTCGCTAGGTCCTCGCGCTCTTGACGAGAACGACCCATCAGGAAACCGTACCTATCAGTGAGGCGGTTCGACATTTCGTCCATGAAGTCTTCGCTACCGACCAGCGCTTCCAATCCAATGCATGCAGCTAGATAGGCGAACGTTTGGTTTTCGGCATAGATAGAGTCTTGATACCACTCCATCGCTGCCGAGATGGCCGAGAAATCAGGATGATCGCGCTTTGCGAAGAATCGAAAAATGTCTCTCAGATGATTCTGGATGACAGTTCTCTTTTCCTCTTGCGTTTCAGCAGGGACTTGGAGGGTGTTGCCAAGGAGTGACGTGCCACTTGTGGTATCAATCACCGTTCTCTTGAGGTGCACGGGATGGGGGATCAGGCTCCCGAAGGCTCTGCCGAGCGAATTTGGTAGTTCCACAGGGAATTCTATGTTCGCATCAGTCGACGAGAGAATGCAGCGTGCCTTCCTGGCCGTTAGCTTGTCGAAAAATTTCCCAAACGTAGTCAAGATGAAGGCACACCGCTTGGCAATGGACAGCGCTTCGGCCAATGCGGGAGAGTCAGTCGATTGATTTGCGAAGCCGCTCGTTTTGATTTCAAGATAGGACGACGTGGTGTCCAGTGCCATCAGTCCTCTCGCCAAGGCTTCACTGGTGCTAGATGCTGGCGGGTCGAAGCTGTATGGTCCGTGGACAATGGCAATATCATCCGTGATCGCAAACGAGGCGCTTCCTAGTGGGGGAAAAGAAGGGAGTTCGATCCTGAGTCTATAGGTAAATGGCAGGCTTTCGATCGTTGTCTTTAGTCTTTCGAATATCTTGATTTTGAATCTTGACAACGCTTCATCGTCAAATGGGAAGGTGTTGCTCGCAAAGAGCTCGAAGACGGCTTCGTCGATCTTGCCGAGAATTATGGATGCCGCCGTGCCCTTGTCGATGCGCCCACTTTGCATGCCTGAAATGGTCGCGGATACGACTTCAACATGATCAGGGACGGCAACAGGGTAGGGGGCAGCTGTGATCGAATCGCATAGTGTCTGCAGTGCGGCGAGATGTTTTCCACGGATTTTGATTTTATTGTTCGTCATTTCGTGAGATCCACTATGCGGTTTTCTTGCTTGGGAGCTGCAGTAGCATGCCCTTCTTGGCGACAGCTGCTGGGTCGAGGTTGGTGTATCGCTTCAGATTGCGCCAGTCCTTGTGCCCGGTGACTGCAGCCACCTCCGGGATGTCCCAGCCAGCCTCGAACAGCACGCTCGTCGCCTCGTGGCGCAGGTCATGCAGGTGCAGGTCAACGATCTTCTTTGCGTCGCAGGCCCACTTGAAATATTTGCTTACCGTCCCCGGCTGGTAGGGGAAGATGCGCCCCTCTGAGTCGCTGCGAGGCTGTCGGAGGATGATGTCAAGTGCGTCGCCGATCAGGGGTACCCATTCGTCGTTGCCCTGCTTCTTTCGGGGATCCTTACGGTCGCGCACGAGTACCAGGCGCCGCTGCTCATCTAGGTCATGCCAGGTGATGCGGAAGATCTCGCCACGGCGGAACGCCGACTGCATCAGTATGCGGAGGATGTCCTCCATCGGTACCTTGTATTCCGGATGCTCGCGTGACCAGGCGTAAATGGCCTGCAATTCGGCGGGGGTGGGGCGGCGTTCGCGCTTGCCGCCGGGCCCCACCAGTTTGAGGTGGTTTAGCGCGGGCCAGGCATTCTTGACGACATCGGACAAACCGAGGTCCTTGATGCTGCTCATGTGGCGCAGCACGGTTCCGAGCTTGGAGATGTCCATGCTGATTGTGTACGGGCCTGCGCCGGCCTTCTTGCGCTCCTGCGCAAAACGAATGATGCGTTCGGTGGTGAGCTGCCGCACTAGGTCGTCGCCGAACGCATCGTTGAGCTTGCG